ATAACTGCTTACGATCTTCTTGGAATTCTGCAATTTCTTCGCTAAGTTTTTCTGTCATCATAGCATCAATGGCTTCCACCATTGTTGACTTATCATGTTCATACTTTTTAGCAAATTCTTCACGTAATTCCGCAGTCGCTTGCAAACGGTTTTCTTTAATTTTTGCGTTCCATGCTTCTTCTAGTTCTGAGCGCACTTCTTCTGATAGTGCTGAATTTTCAAAGAGTGATTTTAGTGCATCTAACATTTTATATCCTCTCCTAGTTAGCGGAGTTTGCTTATTACATCTAATAAGCTCTCTTTTAAGTATTTTTGTGCCTGTTTATCGCCTTGTACTTCCCTTGATGTTTGGAACGCCCTATAACCGCCTCTGCTATTCATAAGATGTTCGTATATCGGTGTTGGGTATGCGCCTGGCGCACTTGGTTGCGCCACAACGTCTACAGTAATAATTTCAAAATCTGAAACTTCACCATTACCGCTTTCGCTTACGTTGCCACTACCTCTCGATGAAACTCCTAGTTTAACGCCGCTTTCAAGCATTGTTTTAACTAGTTGTCCCATCGGAGTTGGTAGTATTTTTAGTTTACCATAACCATTTGCTCCGTCCATCCAACATTCACTTATCATGTGAGATACACGGTCTAGGTTGATATTAAGTCCATCTGGATGATCTACTTCGCCTAACACTGAGTAGCCGCCACTAATCTGTTCGCTGAGTGTGGTGACAGCCCTGCCAATTTCATTAACGGGATATACACGCTGGTTAGCGTTGCGTACTCCGCCTTGGATCATAATTCCCTTCATATAAAGGTCCTTACCATCGTTGGCAGACTCAACAACCATTTTAGCAGCATCGAAGCTTAGATGTTCAGCTAGTAGTTTCATTCTTCAGTCCTTACTTTGCTCTCTTAGGTGCGCCGTTTAATGGGCTTCCTGCACCTTTGTCAGCAGTCTCACCTGCGCCTTTTTTCTCAGCGCCGTGGCCTTTGGTGCTTGCCATTTTGGTTGCACCTTTTGCACCAGGAACGTTAACGTTCTTGGTATTCATGTCCTTAGCATTCTGATCACTTAGAGCAGAACCTTTAAGGTTGCCTTTGTTAGCTTCTACGCCTGCTTCTGTATCGCCTTTTGCGATGTTAGCAGTTGTTCCGCCCATATCGTTTTTACCAGCTACAGTTGACTTGGCGTTTGCGCCGTTGTCGCCCATTGTTGCTGACACTTTGTCAGTGTATTCACGCATGATTTCTGTTGCTGATTTAGCTGATTCTTCAACTTCTTCTGCTGCTTCTTCGTCAGTTGCTTCAAACGCTTCCATTTCGTCTTCGTCGTCGCCAGCTTCTGCATCCATGTCCATTGGCATTTCCATGTCCATATCGCCTGCATCTTCACCGTCGTCTTCACCTTCGCCTTCTTCGTCGCCCATCATTGCTTCGAATTCTGCTTTTAGTGATTCTAGTTCGTCTTCTAGGTCTGCTACACGATCTTCAACGTCTCCGTCTTCGTCGCCCATGCCCATGTCATCGTCACCCATTTCTGGTTCCATGTCCATGTCACCGCCCATTGCTGGCTCTTCGATGTCACCCATCATGTCGTCTACTGGGTCAGCTTCTGCTACGTCAAAAAAGTTTTCGTCAACTTCTTCGTCTGCTTCGTCTAACTCTTCGTCAGCTTCGTCTAGATCTTCGTCATCTGACTCGTCTAGGTCTTCTTCTGATTCATCTACTTCTTCGTCAGTAGCTTCATCAACTTCTTCATCAGTTGTTTCTTCTACTTCTTCGTCTTCAAGTAGACCTTCATAAATATCTCTTGATTTTTCCACTACAATTTCGTGGAACAGTGCTTCTGCACCTTCTTTGTCTTCGTTTACAAGACGCTCAAGCATTTCTTCAAACTTGTTGCGATCAGTCATGTCATTCTCCTTTATTGTCAAGGCTGTCTATTATATTTACACTCTTTTACAAATATTAGTGTATAATGGGGTCAAAACGACCCATTTTATGATTATTGGAAGGTTTTCGCAAAATCATCCACTGTGATATGCGATAAATTAGTTAAATCTTTAAGATGATCAGGAATATAATCACTTGCAGATATTGTTATTCGGTAGTATTTAGTCTTTGGAAACTGATTTATACACATCATAGTTTGTCTTTGCCAATTACCATAATACGTTGCTCTATCGTTTACACCTTTATAGTTAGTGGTACCTGCATATATGTTGTTTACTAGTTCGTTTTGTTTTCCTAAGCCTTTGTAATCAAATCCTAATATGTATATTGCTCTGTGACCGTGTTGACTAGCTAGTAATAATGCAGTAGGTCCACTGCTCCAACCTTTGTTTGGATCTATAATATTAATTCCAGGTGTACGCTCGGTTAGTTTATTTCTATTACTCCAAACATTATGCTTGGTTTGATACTGTGCAGTGCTTATCTCAGTCACCATCTTGGTATCAACACATACTAAATGATCAGGAGCATACTCTCTAAATAGTGCATTGCACCCATAAACTGTACCGTATTTTTTTAAATTGTGATGATTTACTTCTTTGCGGCTAGTGCCATTGCCTAATACAAACGCTGTTTTGCTGGCCATTAAATTCCACCAGCGGCTGCCTGTGCTGCTAATCCGTACATTTGTCTAATGTAGTTTAGATCTTTTGCTTTTTGATCTCGGTGGCTATCACTTGCTCTGCGAGCACGATTAATATCCTTGAGACTTAGACGACTTTTACGTGCATCATCAACTTTGATCACACTTTTATCTTCAGAAGAATCAAATGTTTCGTCTTCTTCCGGTTCCATTGTTTCTTTGTTAAAATAATATAGTTCTCTAAGTATCATAATGTATTTATATCGTTTGCGCCGTTTGGTCGCCACCAATATCTCCACCGCCTAAATCTGTTTCTGTATTTGTATCAACACCTTCGGCATCGCCACCATCAATACCACCTAAGTCGCCGCCAAGGTCGTCTTCTAATCCGCCTAAGTCGCCTGCAAGGTCTGCTCCACTTAGTCCAGCACCACGCATTTCACCTGCCATGTCATCTGTCACTAAGTCTGTTAGATTTTCATCATTTTCTTCTTGCCATAGACGTTCGTTCTCGGCAATCTCTTCGTCGCTTAATCCTAAGAAACGTTTGAGTGCAAATCTGTTTGAGATATACGGTATAGCTGCCATTCCTGTGAATGTACTAATTCTATTATTATCAAGTTCTGCTTGTCTGTATGCTGCAAAGTTCTGCGGAGGTGTTAGCTTTAAGTCAAACATGCTATAGTCAATGTTTGCACCTTTTGAACTTAAGAAAAGTTTAAATTCTTTATTAAAATTTTCTTCAATCATGTTTTGCAAACGTTCGCAATACTTGTTAAATCTTAGTTCTTGTATATATGCGGTACCCACTCGTCCGTCATTGTATTGACTTGCACCGTCATCGGCTCCTGTAGGTAAGTAGCTGCTAGGAATTCGTAAGCCACGTACGAGCTTATTAGTAAAATATCTAAGGTCATCAATCTCGCCTAGGTTAGTACCGCCTGGTAGTGTTTCAACTTTTGAACCACGTCCTTCAGCAGTTTGTGGAAAAAAGTAATCTTCGTTGATTGACAGAGGATTGTATGACGAGTCTATAACATTCGCTCCTCCTCCTGTCTTGGATGGGATCCGTCTTTGATGTATTTCCGTTTTAACACGTTCCACAAATTGCATAGCAAGGTGTGAAGGCATGTTGCCCACATCAACGTAGAATACTCTGCGCTCTGGCGCACGTTGTACTCGATAGATGATAATAGCATCTTCGAGCAATTCTTTTTGTTTGTATACTTTGAAAATACTTTCAAGTAAACTATTACCAAACGGATAGTTTTGATCAAGGCCTTCACTCATACTCAGATGCAACATATGATTTGCATCTACATAAGTTTCGTCATGCTCTTGTGAAAATCTATTAGTATTGCCACTAGGTGTATGGTTGTTTCCTGTACCACCTTGTTGTTTGACTGTTTGATAACCGTTGGTACCGCCTGGTCCATAACTATTTGTAGTATTAAGAGGTGTTGCTTGCAATGATTCAAAAGAAAAGTTTATATTCTTTACAACATATTGCTCAGGCTTTTTACCTTCGCTTTCATTTACAATAATTTTTGTGACTTGACTAGGATCAACATGAAAAAGTTTTTGTGTTTCAGGATCTCTAATAAAAAATTGGTCGCCATATTTAAATGCATTACGCACTGTTCGAAACATACGTGTTTCAAACTGATTTAATTTACACCACTGCTGTAAGTACTGCCCAATAACCTGTACTTCACTATTTGTTGGCGAGCCTTTGAAATCTATATTAAAATGTGTATCGTTCTGTTTGTTCTTTTGACTACAAAATTCTGCAAGGATATCAAGTGCAGCATTTACTTCACTATCGCTATCCATAGTATTATATTGATTATAACGTTCAATTCGATTAGGAGAGCCAACATACACATCTGGTAAATGAGATGAATAGTTTGCAGCCGCAGGACCTACGCCGTTGTTGCCTTTTAAACTAAATGGTGAATAACTACCACTTCTATTATCCGCAGTTGGAACTGGGGTAAAGTATTTTTTCCAACTCATTTATACACCTCTCAACATGTTGCCTGATAGGCCTTTTGTCGCTTTCATTGTTTTTCTTTGTGTGCCAACAGCCATATTTTCCACTGTAATTAATTGCCCAAGCAAATTTATCATAGTATCCAATTTTTCACCGTTCATAGACTGGCTTTGTGCTGCACTACTAGTACTTATCTCATTTGCCACGTTTGATTGCACTTCTTGAACATTGCTATCCAAAGATTTAATACTTTTCATAAGTGTTTGCATAACACCCATACTGGTGTTAGCACTCATAACATTTGCTGGTCCACTAATAAACTCAGGTCCAGCTTCGCCTACCATAGCAAATTCATTAGCACCAATGCCGCCACCTTTGGCTCTGCCTCCACTGAATAATTTTCCGCCGTGTCCTGATCTTACACTAGCTCGCACAGCACTTGCTTGCGCTTCGGCAGCTTCTGCTGCTATCCTTGCTGCTTCTGCTGCTTCGGCTGCTGCTTGTATTGGAGGATCCATTGCTTGAAATCCTTGACTAGTTAAATCAGCTATTCTTGCTTGTGCTTCTTCTAGTCTTTGTTGTGTAGTCGTGACTTTATCTTCTGATTCTTGTATACGTGTTCTTACTTGTTCAGCTGTATCATTTATAGTAGCATCTGTTGCATTTGCTCTTTCTGTATCTGATACAATAATGTCTTCGCCTAACTGTCCAAGATTTGAATTCATTCCTTCTAACAAATTATTGCGTTCAATATCTCTGCTTGCGTTAGCAGTTTTTGCATCTTCCATTCCGGCTACGTCAAATAATGCATCAACACCTTGATTAATCCCTGATGCAATATCTGCTGCTGAAGGCATTGCTGCTGATATTCTGTCTAATGCACCAATTGCTACATCTTCAAGTTTGCCAATTGTGTTTTCCATAACAGTAGTAGAAACTTCACGTAAATTTTCTTGTATATCAATAGTTCTATCAAATATACCAGTGACTTGCTCCATTTGATGTACTTGTTGTTCTTGAACTTGTCGACGCATTTCTGCTTCGCCTTGAGCAGCAGTTTGGCCTTCGCCTGTAGTTGCATCAACTGCATTTTTAAAATCAAAAGCTGCACCACTTGCTTCGGCAAATGCATTGGAAACGCCTGTGACACCTCCCAACATAGCAGTGTTTCTAAATTCTTC